AATAGTGAAACCGGTCTGTTCTCCTTTGCGCTTTCCTTCCAGTTTTGCCGTATATCCGGACGGGATCGAAAGCACCTCGCCGCCGTTCGTAAGCCGGAAAATATAATCCCGTTCGCCGGCGTCGCCTTGTGGGATATGTAAGACTTTCAGGACGCCGCCCGGCACCATGTCAACGTAAATATTATTTGTGATAATTGCCATAATCAAACCAGCTTTCCAAGTCTTGAAACCTCCGCTTTCAGTCGTGCCAACGTCGCCGGCAAAGTCGGCGTTATGTTGCCAAGTTCAACATAGTTATATTTGCCAAGCAGGGCATCATATTCGTACTCTATCACCTTCGCCCGCGCGTCAATCCCGTAAGCGGGGAAGCGTACCAAAACAGAATCAAAAAGCCCGCACCTTTCAAGCGCGGCAATGCTTTTATACTCTTCTGTTTTCGACAAGTCCGCGAAATCAACTTTTATATTGATTTTGGGCTGTGTGAGATTGTTCGCGGCGATATACCGCCGTGTTTCCGTGTCAACCTGCGCCGTCGTCGGTGTTACGCCGCTTGCGAAACTGCCGGAAACATCGACATTGATAATTTGCGGGTCATTCGCCGCCGTGAGTTCGATGAGCGAGCCAAGAATCGCGGTGCCGTTCCTCATTGCGTAGCCTTGCACGTGTGTATACATTTCTGCCAGGTTCTTTTCCTGCCGATAGTCAACGATGTTCCGCCCGTACATGACAAGCAAATCAGAGTCAACGCCGCGCCGCGTAAGCAAAGAGCATAAAAGGTTGTCACATTTCCATTCACCGCCGAATTTTTCTTGGATGGATCCATATTGCCCGGCCATGATGGCCCGCGCCGACTGCGGCGTGCGGTTATAAAAAACGGCATCGCTGTATATGTCAGTCTCAAAGCGGAAGTAAACGCCGCCCCGCCTGACATTAGGGTTTTGCAACTCTTCAAACGTTCGCACCGATCCGGCGCCGGTGAAGGGAACGACGGAAGACTTCAGCAAATCGTATGAAATGTGATTTGCTTTTATAACTGCCGTTCCGGATAGCGGCCCGGCACTTTCCGAAGCAATGCGGAAGCACTGCGCACTGTCGCGTTGATTTGGGACAATCCACAAAAGCCCGCCGCCGCGTAACGCTTCGTATTCTTCCGTTTCTGTCGGAACGGTGATTTCTGCATAAAAAATACCGTTCGCGCGTTCTTTGACGATGCATTTCGTTGCGTTTTTGATAAACATTTCAACGCCACTGCCGCCGCCGGCCGCGACGATTGCGGCCGGAAGCGTCAGCGTGCTGTCAATTTTAAACGGCGTCATAACTTCCACCAACGCGGCGCTATTTGGATGTTGCTGGCGCCGGAAACGGTAACGGAAGTCAAGCCGCTTTTGAACACAGGAAAATAATTGTCGGCAATGGCGGCATTGTTGAACGTCACGTCCGCCATTTTGTTTGCGCCGTCTGCCGTGATTCTCATTAACTCCGAATCTATGACAATTGCGCCGCTTGCGTCTGAAATTGTAAGCGTGCGCAGTATGCCGCTGTGGCTGAATGTGATTCGGGCCGAACCGCCGCCGCCCGTGAATGTGATAAGCGGCCGCGCGGTTTGCGCCGTTGGGTTGCGTAACGTCTTACTTGCACCGGATGTGAAGGAAATAGGAATTTCCCCGCTTTTTAAAAACCTTTGCGGCATCCGTTCAAACGTAAGATCAAACCATCCGGAATTATGGGTCACTGTCGCCGGCTCAATTGCGCCGGTGTGTTTTGCCATCGTGTATTCGTCCGGGTGGAATGTGTCCTCCCATCGCGCATACCCGGCGCGGGTCAGATGATCTGCCAGCGCCGCCAGGCATTCTTCGTACCCGTTGCCAATGTAGCACTGAATCGAATAGGGCACGTTTTTATAACGTCCGTTGTCTATTGTCAAATCGCCGTTCCTGCCGACGATTGAAAGGGCGGAAACGTCACGTTCCGCCCGTTTATCAAGTTCTGAACAATCACCAAGCTGAAGAAGGAAATCGCGGCACGTTTTACCCGCGAACGTGAAAAATTCATATATGGGACGCGGCCGCGCCGGATATGGTTTCATCATGCGAACACTTCCTCCTCTGCCTCTAACTGCCTTGTCAATTTCTGTATAGCGTAGTCTGCTACCTGTTCCGCGTCCATTCCCGGCAGCGCGTTAACGGTCATATTGATAACCGTTTCCCGCTTTCCGGTGCCGCCTTGCGCACGTCTGATATCATCCATGAGCGCGGCATGGCTGTAAACGATTTCGCCGCCGTTGCCGTCGCCAAAGCCCTTGAAGCCGTCGCCGGTCGCCAGCACTGTCGGACGGCTGAAAATAAACGGCTGTCTGTAAGCTTTGGCATACCATTCGATAGAGAAGCGCGGCGCCGATGGCGGATTGAGTGAAAACTTGCCACTATAGGAAACATGCGGCATCTTCAATTTTGGAAGTTCCCAGGAGAAATTGAAAAAGCCTTTCATTTTCTCTATGGCGTCGTGGACGGTGTTTTTGGCGCTTTCGATCTTGTCAGAAATCGTCGAACGGATAGATTCGAATTTATCCGAAACCGTCTGCCAGGCGTTTTGCATGTTGTCCGAAATTGACGTTTTGATATCTGAAAAAGCCGTTGATGCTTTTTCTTTCATGCTGTCGAATTTTTCACGGGCCGTATTTGCGGCACCCGTTACCCTTTCAACGATTGCCGCGTGCGCGTCTGCGATGGAAGTCGAAACTTTTGTTTTCATCGCTTCGAACTTTTCACCGGCGCTTTGTTTCATTTCGGCCCATGACTGCGAAACGTTATTTTTCGTTTCTTCCCATTCTTCGGAAATCTTCTTTTTCAGGTTTCCGGCCCATTGGCAAATTTCGTCCCAGTTCATAATAAGTGCGGCACCGATTGCAATTACTGCCGCGATAGCCGCGACGACTAACCCGGCCGGCGAGACAATTGCCCCGATTGCCGCGGTCAATCCCGCCGCGCCGCCGCCGGCAGCCGCAAAAGCCGCCGTCATGGTGCCAACGGTTGAAATGACCGTCCCGACGACAGAGGTCGCCGTGCCAAGGATTGAAACAAGCGGGCCAATGCCGGCGACTAACGCCGCCGTACGGATCAGGTTTTCTTTTTCGCCGTCGCTCAAACCGGAAACCCACTGCGACAGACTAGTTACTGCGCCGGATACTTTTTCAAGCGATGGTGCCAAGGTTTGAAGCAAACTAGTGCCCAACGTGATACCGGTGTTTTTAAGCGTGTTTAGGGTCTTTTCGGCCTTGAACGAAGTAGTATCCAACTTTGCGTATGCTGTTTCTGTAGCGCCCGCAGAATCGGCCATTTCGGCCAATACTTCATCCATCTGCGTGGCGTTGTCCTTTAACACCGCCGCCGCCTTTCCGGCTTCAGCACTGCCGAACATGTCAGAAAGGCTTTTCCCGGTCGCACCGGCCTGACCGTTAAGCGCGGAAAGAACATCATTCAAAGACCAGCCATTTTCCATGGCTTCTTTCATAGATAAGCCACCATCTTTGAATGACTTTGTCGCTTCATGGAAAGCGTCGTCGGCAGTCGAGCCGCTCTTGCCTAATTCGTTAAGCATCGACGACAAATAGGTCGTACTTTGTGCGGTGTTTATGCCGTTTGCGGTTAAAACCGCATAAGCGCTTGCCAGTTCTTCAAACCCGACATTAACGGCCTTTGCCGTAGGAATCGCGCGGCCCATTTGCGCGGCAAGTTCTGCAACCGTCGTTTTGCCTTTGTTTTGCGTCGTTATAAGCACGTCGGAAATATGGCCGGTCTGTTCAGCTTCCAGATTGTACGCGTTCAGCGTAGTCGTCAAAATGTCGGTTGCCGCGCTTGTTTCCGTAAATCCTGCGCGTGCAAGCTTCACCGCCTTCGTTACAAAATTGACTGCGTCGGCGGTATCCTGTCCCGCGCTGATTGCGTTGTAAACCGAATCGGCGATATCTGCGGCGCCTTTGCCGGTATCGTTCGATAACTGCATAATAGCGCTTGACATGTCGCTGAGTGATACGGCGGATTCGTCCGCAATCGTTGAAACTTTCGCGAGCGCGTCTTCATAATCACTCGCCATTTTGCCAACGGCAACGCCGCCGGCCACAATTGGTGCGGTTACTGCTTTTGAAAGCGTCCCGCCAATTTCCTGCATTCCTGCGCCGACGTCTTTTAATTTTTGCCCGGTGTCCTGCAGTTTCTTCCCGAACGCTTCTAAACCGGTTGAACTTCTTAATTGATTTTCAAGTTCATTCAGCTTTGTCTGTGCGTTCGCCAACGATTCGCGCCATTTCAACGCCTCAACGGAATTTTTGCCGAATTTCTCCTCTGCCTTTCCTAACATGTCGGACATTTGAGAAACTTTTTCCCGTTGGAGTTCGACCTGCTTCGTTAAGGCTTCAATTTCTGCGCGGGTCTTTTTTTCACTTTGCCCGGCTTTATCGAAAGCGGAAACACTCGCTTTTAATTCGGCGTTAAGTGTCTTTTGCTGCTGAATGATATTTTGCATGGCGGAGCGATATTCTTTTTCGCCGTCAATGCCTATGCGGGGCCCAATGTTAACTGCCATTGCAAAATTACCCCCTGATATTTCTTAAATAAATCTGTGTATCGTCGAATTGTTCATGGACTGTATAACCGCACATATCAACAAGATAACAAGCAATAAGGCCACGCAACTCTGGCATAGCCGTGTGCATGGCCTCTTTCTTCGTTAAGCCTATTTTAAGCGCATAATACAAATACCATAACGCGTTATTCAGCTTGATTTTTTTAGGCGGCTTTACTGCCCCGCCGCCGTTGGGTTTCCCTGCTCCGCCGGCGGTTCAACCTCAATTTCTGCGCGGTTGCCTTCTGTGATAGCTTTTACCAGTTCGCCTTCAAGCTGTTTGAAAGTCGCAAAGCTCTGATATTTCAGGACATCCGGATCCGCTTCGAAAAGCGCGGAAAGGCGCGGGGCGGTTCTGCCGGGGTGTTCTGCTTCGATGCGGTTTACATACGCGTCATTCAACGCGATTGCAAGCGCAATTTCATTTTTCACGACTTCCTCGGCGGTAAGACCATTAGCGGCCGTCTGTGTCGTGATTTCGGCAATGCGGCCCATGTCGCCGCCCGGGCAAAGCGCGGATACTGCGAAATATCCGGCCAGTGTCATTTCAAGCGTGTATTCTTTCCCGTTAAGCTTCATTATGCCCCCTTAAATTCCGAATGTTGTTTTAATATCGTTTTCCGCTTCTGCTTCGGTTGTGTAGAAGTCGCCCGGCATTTCGATTGTGTGTCCTTCATCTTCTGCCGTGAAGTAGTTGAACTGCAGCGGGCTTGTCTGCCAGTTTGTAGCGGAGTTGTATTCCTGCGTGTTCACCGTTCTTTCGCTTTCAACGTACTTTGCACGTGCAAGGATGAAAGGCTGGTAAAGCGTAACGCCTGCGCACATATAGCGGACGATATAGCCCAGGCCGAGTTCCGGCCGGTTGGTCTGCATAGCGTCGCCGACTTTGTCAAACTTCTCGCCGGTTGCGCGGGCCGGCTGTCCGGTGATAAAGCGCCGTACTTCCGGCAGAAGGCCGTCAATTGTAAGCGTTGCCACGCCTGCGGATACTTTCGCGCCGTCATTTTCGGCCATGCCGTTGTCGGCGCTGAAATAGCTTGCTTCTGTGACCGTCGGCGAAAGCTGTGCGGAAACGCCGCGGCCAAGACGGCGCCCGTTTGAATATGTGATATTCCCCTGGCCGTCGCTTTCGTATTCTGCGACATAGGGGCACGAATAACCGGTTTTCACCATGCCGGCCGCGCCGAATGTTTCAACTTTAGACATTTTCAATTCTCCTTTTTCAGAATCCTTTTTTCTTTAGTTCTTTGTCGAATTCACGCGCCATAGCTTCTTCGGCCGGCTTGCGTGTTTTCCTGACTGCCGGCGCGACAAACGGGTGCGCCCGGCGGAATGATGTGCCTCTTTCGACGGCACGCGCAATCATGATATTTGGCTGTTTCGTGTGCTGCTTGCCTTCGGTGGCGTTGTAGCCGATAAAACCGGTTTTCGTATTGACGAACCCGTTTTCATTTTTCATTTTCGAAAGCCCGAAACCTTCCAAGAGTCCGCGCTTTTGAAAAATCGTTATGCCGTCAATCGGTTTTGAAGGCGTCCCGCGTTCATTTGTTACGGGAATTTTTTTGATGTTGTCCGTTATTGCATCGGCCACCACCTTTGCACCGGCGTAAACCGCGCGGCCCAGGTTCTTTTCCCGTTCCAGTTCTGAAAGCTTTGAAACATAATCATCAAGCGCGGCGGATTGAACTGTGAATTTCGCCATTACGACAACCGGAAATCGAATGAATGATGAATCAGCTTTAATTCATCTTCATACATGACGGAGGTATAGCTGTATTCGACAATCCCGCCCGAATAGCACGCAAGATAGCCGAGAATCGCGGTTATCATGTCGTCATATTCTTTGCTAGTCCAATAGTCTATAACGCCGTGCATCTGCATTTCTGCGACGCCGTTATCCGCACCCGCGGACTGTTCTTCGGCATCTTCGGCCCAGACAATTGCGCCGTCCATTTTGCCGCCTGCGGGCCGCGTATAGTGAAAGACTTTGCCCGGTGCCAGACTTGCAAGGCCGGATCCGAAACGCCGCAATCTGTCGTTATACTGTAAGTAATTCATAGTTTCTTTCAAGTCTCGTTAACTGGATATCATAAACCCTGTGGCCGTCGTCGTCCGTCCCGCTTTGTAACGCCGTGATTCTGTATTGCTTGTCGTCGGCGTCGTCACCGTGGCCGTTGTACATCTGTATAACGGCGTATTCATCGGCAGCGGGCCGGAAACCTTCATCCGGAATCTGCACAAACAAATCGACGTTTTCGCCAGCGCCCTTCGCTAAGTAAATGCGCGTAATGCCCGCGCGGATTTCGCCGAAATAAGCAGAAAACCGCGCTTTCAGCCTTTCACACGGCATATCGCCCGGCGCGGCAACGTTGACAAGCTCGCAAACCGTAATTAAACCCGAATCGTAAATCATGAAAAAATCCTTTGATTCAGGCCCCAACGCAACGGGCGCGGCATCTTTGTGTCTTTCGCTTCGCCGCTGTTCTTGTCGTAAAGCCATTCACAATACATAGCGTGAAGAAGAAGATCCTCCGATTTTGTCAAATCGGTTTTCACTCCTTCTTTCGCGATTTCTGCGGCGGCTGTATCAATGAGCGTGTGCACGAAAAAAACCGCATCCGGGTCGAAGTTTCGGCGGCCTTTAAGCTGTTTGAAAAGCCGGAAAATTGTTTCTTTCTGTTCGTCTGTCATAAATACCGCCTTTCATGCAAACAAAAAGGGACGGAAAACCGCCCCTTTTCGCGTTTTATTCTGTCGCGAGTGTGAGTCTTGACAGGTCATATTCAACCGATTCAAAGCCACCGGCGGTTCCGACGATAATTCTGAAAAGCTGATTGTTCTTGTCTTCGATCTTGAAAACCGCGTTTCCGTTCCCGATCGAAAGAATATCTGTCAGCCCGTCGGAAGAAGGAACAACGCCGGCATAAAGCGACGTGACCGCCGCAGTGATATCGTCGAAATGAAGCGCAAGGAAATAACCGTTTTCGTCTTCATCCTCCGCACCGGTCTGTTCGTAAAGTGTGCCCGTAATTCTGCTGTGTGCGGAATCAACAACAATATTTGACTGCAAATCAGATACCGTCATTCCGCCGATTTCTTCCTCACCGTCCGCGGGTTCGGCGGTGAGGTAAGTCAGTTTCCCGAGTTCGCCGCGTCCTGCGGGAATGTAACGTCTGTCAGGTCAAGGGTGGCACCATTAAGCAGAATGACGCCGAACGCCTCACGAACGAGCGGTGCGCCGTCATAACGTGCCGTGCCCCTGTAAACGGTTTCGTCTTCAAGGAAACGAACATGCTCGGAGGTTGCTGTCTTCGGGCCCTTGCGCTCTGTCAGGCCGTAAACGTCCGTGTAACCGAAAACGATGACGTTATCAGGCAGGAACTTGAAATTGATGATTTCGCCACCGGCAACGGGCATGGATTTATTCACGCCCGCGACAATGGCGCCGGCAGCGTTGAAGGTGACGGCCTGCGAGGTAAGCTTGCGCCATGTCTTCCGGTTCATCATCCATGTAAGATCAGAGTCCGTATAGTCGGTGTCGGCGGCTCCTGCAGCTTCATTGATTGCGGCGAAAAGGTTTGCACCGGTGACGGGATTCTGCGCAGTGCCGATAGAAATAATGTTGCTTGTGTGAAGGTCAACCCACGGCCGGGCGGTAACGGGATAGTCAGCCGGCTGTGAAGTCTGCGCAAGGGAAGGGACGATGCCCTGCGGCATCTTGGAATTTGCGGCAATGTTGCGGCCCCAGATGATAGCCTTGTCAAGCGCTCTGGCAATGGCCGCGCCGATTGCGTTGATTGCTTCCGCCGCGATATCGAGGTCGGAGTCTTCAATATTGGCATTGCATACGGTGTAATAGCCGCCGACTTTAAAGCAGCCGTAAGACCAACGGCTGAAGCCCATTTCAAGTT